TATAGAATATAGGATAAAGGGAATTAAATAAAAAAATTAAATTATTATTTTAATAGAATTAATAGATTTTTTAATATTATTTAAATATTTATTATATATTTCAAATTTATAAAAAATAAATTCACGATTATTAATTCTATTATCATTTATGTTATTTAAAGTATCATTTCTTTTAAATTCATCTAATTTTTTAATTACAGTATTTAAAAAATTTTCATGTTTTTTTAAAAACGATGGTACTGTTATTATATAATCAAATAATTCAATTATTGTATTCAATTGCATTTGAACATTTGATTTAGTATTTTCACTCTTATATATATAACCTTTAATAGTATTAATTATTTCGTCTTTAGACATTATATTATATGATAATATAATATAATAACATAATATTAGTATTTCAATTTTTAATATAAAAAAAAATCAATATAACTATTATAATGATTTTTTATGCAGACATGGTAGCCGATTTGTATCATTTTGGACACAGCGATTATATCAAAAATATATATTTACAAAAAAAAGAAGGTGATTTAGTATATATAGGAATACATAATGATGAAGTAGTAGAATCATATAAAAGAATTCCTATTTTAACTATGGAAGAAAGAATTAAAGTTATTGAATCTTGTAAATATATAGATAAAATAATACCAAATGCACCACTTGAAGTAACCAAAGAATATATTGATTTACATAAAATAGATTATATATTTATTCCAAATAATAGAACTGATGAAGAAATAAATATAATGTATGAAATACCCTTTAAATTAGGCATGATTAAAAGAATTCCATATACAAATACTATTTCAACAACTGAAATAATGGATAGAATTATAAAAAGATATAAATAAATTTACAGTTTATAACTTTATACGATGCATTAATATTCTACTACCAATTACTATTCTTTTATTTTTTTTACTTCTTTTACCACCAACAGAAACTTCACTTTCATCTGGCTCTTTTTGTTCTTCATCTTCTGATTTCTTTGGAGTATCAAATTTTTCTTTTTCAGTTAATTTAGCATATTCTTTTTGAACTTCTTCATATCTATCACCATATACTCTTTTCATGATAATATCTATACATATATTAAATATATCTTCATATATTTCATCATGATAGTTTAAATCTTTAATATTTTTAAATTTATTAATAAAACTATTTTTAATATTATCAGTATAAGTTTGATATTTATTATCATCATTAATTATTGTCTTTGGTCCAGATAAAGATATATGATATGTTGTTTTAAAATTTAGTTTATCTTTTTCAAAAGATAAACCATATGCAACTACTCCTTTTTTTGCATATTTATTTACTTCATTATTTAAAATATTATAATTTTCGTGATCAAATTTGACTAATTCAAAATTTAAATTTTCTGCTAAATTTTTTGCATATTCTGTTAGATGTAATTGTTCAAAACCACTTAATAATATTATACATTGATTATATTTTTCTAAATATTTTTCAACTACGTTCATTATAATATTTAAATATATAAATATTATTTATGGAAAGAAAAAATTTACTTTTTATTAAAGATAATTGTGATTTATCAAATAAATTATTATCTTTAATAGGTGAAACATTTAGAGTACTCAATACAGATTCTATAAAAGTTCCAAATGAATTAAAAGATTATAATGTACCTTTTATTATAGTAAAAAATATAATAAAACCAATGGAACGTGAATATGCTATTGCATATTTAGAAAATATAAAATTTTTTAATCAACCTACAAATAATATATCAAATAAAATAATTCAAATGAAGCCAATTATAAACGATCTTGATAAAACAGGGGTTAATAAGGAATTTAATAAAATATCAGATGAATATACATTTATAGAAGATGGAAAAAATATAGAAAATATTTGTAGAACATTAGATTCAATTGATGATACAAATAAAATTGATATAATTACAGATTTTAATGGAGATAAAAAATTAGATGAAAAAACTACTGCTAATGAATTAAAGGACATGATACTTAATCGTAATAGACAATTACGAATGCATTTAAGTGGTAGAAGATAATTTATTCTAAAATAATATTTTTATCATATTTGCTATATCCTGATAATATAACATTAGATGATTCCAATTTTTTATCTAATTTAGATACTTTAATTAATTTATTTATTGCATCAATTACATAATTTATAAAGGGTATTTCATATGGGTTGTGTCCTGCTAAAATAACAATATTTAATTCAGATTCTGGTAATTCCTTATGTAATCTATATGCAGATTCTAAAGGACAAATAATATCATATTTACCTTGAACTATATAAAGAGGAATATGACTAATTTTGTAAACATTATTTAAAATATAATTATCATTAGGAAAGAATGATTTATTAATAAAATAATGACATTCTATTTTAGAAAGAGGGATAATCCTTTTTAAATTTACTAAATCCTTTTTATTTTGATTCATATCTGTTAATGATACACTAGTTAATTCCCATTTAGACCATCTTTTACATGCTTCAATCTGTATATTTCTATCTTTAGAACATAATCTTTTATAATATGCAGAAACCATATCTGACCTTTCATCTTCGGGAATAAATTTTTCAAATTGATCCCATGATTCTGGATTAATATTTGAGGCACCTCCTTTTTTATATAACCAATCAATTTCAGTTTGTCTTAATAAACATACTCCAGTAATTAACATACCTAATACTCTGTCAGGATAATTAATTGCATATACAAGGGTCAAAGTTGATCCCCATGATCCGCCTGTAACAAACCATTTATCTATTTTTAAGTGTTTTCTTAATTTTTCAATATCTTTAAGTAAATCCCAAGTTGTATTATTTTCAAGTGAACCAAATGGTAATGATCTTCCACAACCTCTTTGATCAAAACCAATTACTCTTATTTTATTTGTATCAAAAAATTTTGTATATTTCTTTTTTAATCCTCCTCCTGGACCACCATGTAAGAATAAAAATGGAATACCATCTTTATTACCAGATTGTTCATAATATATTTTGTGATTATTCCCAACATCTAAATAACCATTATTATAAGGTTTAATAATTGGATATGATTTATCAACTTGTTTTAAATTTAAGTATTTTTTTTTATATTTATTTGCACGATGTTTATCCAAATTATTTATTTCCATATATTATTTTATAAAAAAATAAAAATGATATAGTTAAAATATATGTTATTTATGACTTAAAAAAATATTTATATGATTATATTATTTAATGGAAGAATTTGATAGTTCAGAAATTGATGCATTATCATCGCAAGAATTAATAAATTTATTTAATGATTTTTTATATGATTTATTAAAACAGTTAACATCTATTATTAAAAACGATGAAGATTTAACACATTGCTTTAATGTATTCAGAGATGTTGTAAAAATACAACAAACATTAGTAATTGATCAATTTAATATTAACATATTAGAATATTATGATAGAATCAAAGCAAAAGATATTGAATTTTTTATTAATGAAAATACATCTATATCAAAATTTGAAGGAACATCTGTAGTATCAAAAATTTTTAAATTTAAAAAATTATTTCAGAGACTATCAAAAAAAGAACAAGATATGTTTTTCTATTATTTAAATGTATTATGTTATATTGGTGCTAGATATTTTACATTATCAAATAAGTAAAAATTATATATAAAAGAGAATATGTTAACTTAAGAATAAATATATAGAAGATAAATATATGACTAGTGAAGAATTAAAAATTAGTGATCAAACAACTGAGATTTATCAAAATTTAGTTGATTATTATAATGGTTGCAGCAATGATAAATGTACAATTGATCAATCAAAAATATCTGAAAGAATTCGACGCTTTTATAAAGCTATTAAAAGTGAAGAAAAAATTAAAAATTACTTATTAAAGAGAAATAAATTATTATTTTATAATAATAAAAACACTGAGATTCTACCAAAAATAAACTTATATGCTTATTTTAAAAATGAAGAAAGAGAAAAAGTAGTTGAAAAAATATGGGATAATATAACATTAATTTATTTATCAATTGAAGAATCATTAGAAAAAAAAGATGATGCAACATTAGAAAATCTAACTAAATCATTAGGTACAGGAAGTTTAGGTAAATTATTTGAAAACTTAGATGGTGAGTTAAAAAACATGGATGTTAACAGTATGTTTGAAAAATTAAAATCAACATGTACACCAGAATCTAAAAAGACAGCAACAAATTTAATTACTGATATGATTTCAAAATTAACTGATAATATGGCAGATATTAGTAAATCATCAAATCCAAGTGAATCATTAATGAGTAATTTACAAGGATTAGCAAAAGATTATTCTAAGATGTTTGAATCTGGAGAGATAGATTTTTCATCATTTTTGAGTGCAGTACCAGAAATATTAAGTAATCCAGAAGAAATTACAAAAAGAATAGATATATCTAAATTAGAAGGATTAGATTTACCTGATATTAAAAATTTCTTAGATACATCAAATATTAAAATGGATAAAGATAGCTTGGGTGGATTAGAAGGATTATCTGGATTAGCCGGAATGAGTGGATTGAGTGGATTGAGTGGATTAAGTGGATTAAGTGAAGGTCTTGGAGGCAAATTAGGAGAATCATTAAATAAAATGATGGGTGGTAAATTTGATGAAATGATGGCAAGTGTAATTGAAAAGACTGGTGCAGAATATTTAGAAAAGATGGTAGAAGAAGAAAAAAAGAAAAAAGAAGTCAAACCATTAAATGAACAACAATTAAAAGATTTAGAAGAATACTTAAAAGATAAAACACTTGATATGGATTAAATTCTATAAATAAAATTATATAATAATTATATTAATTATTATATGGAAAATTATATTGAGAAATTTAATGATGTAATAATTTTTTTAAAAAAATATTATCTTCAATTTATATTTAAACAAAGTGATCCAATTGATGAAAAGCTAAGTAAAATTATTATGTTTACCATATATTTAACCATATTATTATATTTTATATCATCATCCTTTGTTACATTATCATTTATTATTTTAATATTTTTAATATTTACAAAACTAACATATAATAAAAAAGAGTTTTTTAATTTCAAGAATTGTAGAAAACCAACGATTGATAATCCTTTTATGAATCCCCTTTTAGTACCAGATGGTCTTGAAGCATGTGATGTAGATGAAGATGAAAAATTAAGTAAATATTATCATAATTTAAGAAGAAATGTTAAAGATGTTTTTGAAAAAAATACAGGACAAATACATTATCAAACTAATAATACAACGACTGTTCCAAATAAATATAAAGATTTTTTAAACTTTATAGGTATGACATATAATGAAAAAGATAATAACTGCAAATATGATGGGTTAAATTGTAGAATAGTTCAAGATTTCAAATATAGATAATTAAAAATCTACCTTAAAATCAAAACTTATAAAACTTATAAATGATTCATTAAAATTATTTGGAATTTCATGCACATAACATGATGTTAATTTATCTATTGTTTCAACTGATTTATAATTTCTTGATAGAAAAAATCCTAATTTATCTAAATCATAATTATTAAAACATTGACTTCCTATATTACAATATCTTGTTAAATATTTAGGATTTGCTACAAATTCATATTCAGAATATTCTATAATTTCTAATTTAAAATTAACACCAATTGCTTTAAAATAATCTTTTAAATCATTAATATTTGACAGATTTAATTGTTTAATTTTATAACCATATATAAATAAATGCAATAATACTTCAAATAAACTTTCGATTGATTCATAATTATCATATTCCATTTGAATAGAATATGGTTGTTTTGGTTCTTCGTTAAAAATTAATTTAGCTAAATCAATTAAATTATTATCCATTATTAATTTAATTTTTTTTGTTTAAATAAGAATTTAATTTATATATTATAATATATTATGAACAATATAAAATCATCAAAAGATTTATATCCTGAACAAAGAAAGAAATTAAAATATATTAATACTAATTTTAATTATGATTCTCTTCAAGATGCAGATAAAAATAATAAACTGAAAGAAATTAAAGATACTGTAATTTCAACAGTTGGTATGTATCCTATGACAAAAAACAATCAAGAATTAAATACTCCTTTAGAAACTGAATTAAGATATGGAATGCATGATCCTAAAAAGTTACAAGAAATGGCATTAGATGTTGGAAAATATGCACCAATTGATTATAAGAAATTAACTGATGGTTCAGATGTAATGTTAAATGCAAAATATGATAAATTAACAGTATTACAAGATTTTGATAAATCAGTTAAACAAGCTGGACAAATATTTACATTTAAGAGTGCAACAAGAAAAATGAATTTAGATTATTCAGAACATTTACAACCTCCACTCAAAACATTTGGAACTGGTGTTGGAGTAATTGATAGAATTAATGATCTATATTTAGGTGACGAATCTAGAGTAAATAATTTTGATGTTAGAGGATACGAATACACACGTGAACAGGAATTTGAAAAAGATTATTTTGTAGTTAATAGAGAAGAATTACCTTTTCCAAAACAAGGTATAGATACTAGATATATAAACTATAAGAATGCAAGAAGTAAACATATAGTTAATAAATAAACTATGTTTAAAAATTATAAAATTAAATATAGATTTTATAATTTACTAATATTTTTATCTTTTGTAATTATATAAATAATGTCAGGTATCTCTAATAGACTTATATATGACGATTGCGCTTTTAAACAAAGAACAATGACTTCTGTCGAACCCTTATTTTATGAATTATATGGTGGTAAATTTGAAAATAAAGTAACATGCAAAAAAAATACTGGTGCAAAGATCCCAAATAATTGGACTTCTATTTCTACACGCACTGATGTAGAATCTGAATTACAATTTAGAACCATTCCATTAACTAAATGTGCAACTGAAAAATACATTGGATGCGCATATACTGGTAATAATGGTAAAAAATCTAATGCATATAATGGATGTAAAAACAATGTAGTTGTTACCCCATATTTATGCGATAGAGATATTGTACCTACTAATATGAAAATGCCCGGATCCAAAGGATTTTAAAAATACTTTAAATTTTAATTATTTTATAATATATTTTCTAAATATATTATATATTAAATGTCAGGACATTTTTCAAAAAAATTATATGATGATTGTTATTTTAAAGAAGTTGTAAGACAAGAAATTGCCCCTGGTAATTATCGTTTATTCACAAATGAATGGAAAAATGACTCAGCATGCCATTCTGCAATTGGGCCACGTTCAAACAGACCATCTAGAATTGGATCAACTGGTGAATTTGATGCAGGAAACATGGTAAAGAGAACAGAAGTTGAATCCATATTAAGTGACAGAGGATGGGATAATACTAAGTGTGCACCTGCTAATTTATTAGCAGTTAAAAACGCAGCTTTAAAAAAAGCATATCAAGATTTTATTCCAAACAATAAATTATGTAATAATTATTTAGATTATAAACATTCAAGATTAGATTCAAATACTAAAGATTATACATATGCTGATTATAATCGCTGGTATGATACAATCATTGATCCTAAAGAATGGGTATTCTATGGTAATAAAGTTACAAATGATAAAGATCGTTTTGGTGTTCAAAGTAGATATGAAACTAAGAAAATCTTAGATGATTTTAATAAAAAGATAAGAGTTAACGCATAATAAATTTAGTTTTTTTAATATTTTATTATTATATATAGTAATAATGGAATTATTAGCAGTAACAGGGCTTACATATTTAGGCACTATATTAAATCAAAACCTTACTAAAGATTACAATAGTGGAAAAGGTAGTAAAAACAAAGAAAAATTTGCTTTTTTTAATAAAAGAACATATATAAATGATGATTTAAAAAATACTTCAAAAAAATATGAAAATAGAGTTAAAAAAATAAAAGATCTTTCTTTTATTCCTGAAATAACAAATGTTATTCCATCTTTTTACAATCAAATGCCTGGTGTTGGAGAAGAATATAACAAACAAAAATATCCTATTCCTGGAAAGTTAGAGATATGTAAAACACCAAAAAAGTTGCCTACTTTAGATGAACAATATCAATTTGGTCAAATTGATAAAACCGAACCAGTAGCTAATGGATGTCAATTAAAAATAACAGAAAATTGGACACCATTCCAAGAAGAAGCAGATATGACATATGGTATTTTTAAAAAAGATGAATTAAAACACAATAATATGCAACCATTTCATAGAAAAAGAGATGATGTTGTAGAAAACATGGATGGAAAAATGATTAATGAAATTAATGCAAATAATAATTTAACTAGAATGGAATTATTTACAGGTTCATCTAAAAATTATTATCCTAAAGAATCTCCACCCCCTTTCTTTCCACCTATGAAAGATGTACATTTTCTTACTGGAGCACCAGTTCAAACTGGTAATTTACAAGATAGATTTAATCCAGGTGTAAGTCGTAGCGGTGAAAGACCATTTCAACCAATAAAGGTCCAACCTGGATTAGCACTAGGTTATAATGAAGAAAGTACAGTTGGATTCCATGATGCATATAGAGCACCTGAAGTTAATATTGATTTTCAACGTGTTGGTAATAGAATTCAGAAATCTAATGCTGGTATAGTAATTCCTGGTATGAAAGGACAAAAACAACCAATTGATCCAAATGTTGCTAAAAGAAGACCAGAAAAAGCTTGGGAAGTTGATGAATATATGCACGGTGGTGGTATGGGTGCAGTAACAGCACCTGCAAATAATCCTGAACAAATTGCTAAAAGTCAAAAACGTGAATTTTCAATGGAACTTAAAAATGGTGCATCAGTTGCAAATGGTTCATTTGCTGGTCCATTTAATGCTGATGGAAAAAAGAGAGAACCACATAAGCTTCAATTTGATGGATATCAATCAGCTGGTCCAACTCAAGATAATCGTTATAATAGTAATTTACCATCATATTACCTACTTGATAATCAAAGAACTGAAACTGGTGAAAATATGTACGACGGTCATGCTGGAGGAGACATGAGAAAAGTACATCAATTTAATACTCAAGCTTCAAACTCAACATTAAGACAAACAACTGCTGAAACTGCACAAGATGGTCATGCATATGGAGATGTTAGAAAGGTAAATCAATTTAATACTCAACCTACTAATACAACCTTAAGACAAACAACTGCTGAAACTGTACAAGATGGTCATGCACATGGAGATGTTAGAAAGGTAAACCAATATAATACTCAACCATCAAATTCAACATTAAGACAAACAACTGCTGAAACTGTACAAGATGGTCATGCATATGGAGATGTTAGAAAGGTAAATCAATTTAATACTCAACCTACAAAATCAAATTTAAGACAAACAACTGCCGAAACTGTACAAGATGGTCACGCACACGGGGATGTAAAAAAAGGAAATCAATTTAATTTACAACCAACCAAATCAAATTTAAGACAAACAACAGCTGAAACCTTTCAAGATGGCCCTATGTATGGTGATGTTAGAAAAGGAAATCAATTTAATTTACAACCAACAAAATCAAATTTAAGGCAAACAACTGCTGAAACTGCACAAGATGGACCTATGTATGGTGATATTAGAAATGTAAATCAATTTAATACTCAACCAACTAATTCAACATTAAGACAAACAACCGCTGAAACAGTACAAGATGGACCAGCACACGGGCATATTAAAAATGTAAATCAATTTAATACTCAACCAGCTAATACAACTTTAAGACAACTAACTGCTGAAACTGTGCAAGATGGACCAGCACACGGTGGTATCAAAAAAGTAAATCAATATAATGTTCAACCAACTAATCCAACAATGAGACAAAATACTGCAGAAACTCCCCAAGAAAATCCAGGATTTGGTTCTGTTAAAAAAGGACATCAATATAATACTCAACCATCCAATCCAACATTTAGACAAATTACAGGTGACACTCCTCAGGAAAATCCTGCACATGGAAGCGTAAGAAAGGTACATCAATATAATACTCAACCATCAAATTCTACTTTAAGACAAATTGTAAATTATGATGATTATAACGGACCTTCTAATCGTAAAGATACAACAGAGTTAAGAGCAAGATCAGATGCAAATGCAATGACAACACATAGTTCAAGAGAAGATGTAACTGAAGGTAGAACATTAACATATAGTGGATGGAATGAAGGAGTAAGTAGAATGACTCATGGTTCTCAAAATTCTAAAGAAAGAGATGTTAATAATAATTGGACTAGAGTCAATCCTCCATCTGTTGGACTAAGAAGTAATGTAACAGATGACATGAATTTGGATGATAAAATTGTATATCAACTTAATAAATTAAAGAAATATCCATCAGTTAGCGATAGAATAGAAACTAGTGTAGCAGAAGTATTACAAAATAATGAATTAATTAATAATGCATATCAGAAATATGGAAATAAACCAGAAAAATTATATCGTAACGTTCATATTCCCAGTAATAATATTGAAACTAATTAAATAAATTTATTTTTATAAATTAATTTATTTAAACTATTTGTAGATATGTAAATTTATACATTCATATACAATTTAATATCTTTTCTTTTAATAATAAAACTATTTTCATCTAATGTATTAGTTATAAATTCATATGCATGTTTTATATTATAACCATTTCTTGCTCCTGTAATAATTATACTACCACTCTCAAATACAAAGATTGAAATTGGTTTATCTTTTTCATTTGCATTTTCAGGAACAAATTTAATATTTACACATCTATGAGATAAAGGTTCAAATCTTGCTTTTACACCTTTTTTTATAATTAAAGGATACAAATTTTCAATATTGATTTTATAATTTACATAAAAATTACTATTAATCATATTAATTTTAAAATCTTTAATTGCAAAATTATAACTATCTACTAATCTAATTTCTTCTCCTAAACTTTCTACATAAAATTTCTTTTTTAATATCTTAATTAAATGATTAATACCAGTATTAATTTGTTCAATTGATTTAGAACCAGCAATTTGAATAGATCCATTTAAAAAGATTTTAACACTAATACATTTATCTTCAGCAATCTTTAGTTTCATTGTTAGTTGATTATTAAATGTTTTTTCAGATATTTTCATATTAATTTCTTCAGTTTGTTTTACTTCATTTTTATATTTCATTCCTAATAATACATCATTCAATTTGACCAATTTGAAGACATATTTTAAATTTACATTCACTCCTAACTCAAAAGTAACTCCTGTTGTTGAAACACTTACATTTGTAGGAATCTGATTAAAGTCGAATGAATCTGGTGCAATATTAATGGTCATATACTTTTATATTATTATTTCTTTATATTAACATAAAGAATTATCAATTTTATTTTTCCATATAAAAATTGAATAAATTAATATATCATACACAATATAACATTAATAATTTAATAATGTTATATTTACTAATTGGATCATTGTTAGGAAGTATTGGAATTGTTTGGTCAATTCCGCTAATTGCATTAAAAATATTTGGTGTATCATTATATGTAATTAATGATAAACGAAAGTTTGATAGTGTACTGAAGAAATTAAATGATAAGGTAGTTAGTTCAATGTATAAATATCAATATGGAGAGTGCAAGAATAATGGAATTATCTTTTCTAGATTTTGTATTGGTTTTATTTTTGAAAAAGTTGAAGAACGTCAAAAGATTCAAGAATTATATATTCTATTGAGCAAGAAACGTTATGAATTTTTAATTAAAGATGACGACGATGATATTGAAACTGGGAAGTTTAGTATTGAAGTAGGAACAGAAATTGAAAGATATGATAGAGAAGGTACTTATTACAGACTATATTATACACCTCGTAAAATTTTATTTGTAGATAATCCGACAGAAATTCAGCGAATTAATCAAGAAAATATTATTTCTAGAATTGTAGAATCTTATAATGCAAATAAAAAAAGATGTACTGCATTTATTCATGGATTACCAGGTTCGGGTAAAACTACAATTGCATATTTATTGGCAACTAAATTAAATGCAACACTTTGTAATACTTTTAATCCAATTGAACCTGGAGACACATTAAGTAATTTAATTGATCGTGTTAAACCAACTAGGATGAAACCATTAATTATTCTAATGGATGAAATCAATATAACAATTCGTAAGATTCATAATCAAACTATTGATCCTCATAAAGATATACCAATTCCAGTTTTCGATAAAACTTCATTTAATAGATTCTTAGAGGTATTGAAATATGAACCTTATATTATTCTGGTATTAACATCAAATGAATCAAAAGAAGCAATTGATATGTTGGATAAGTCTTATATCCGTGAAGGAAGAGTTAATGAATATTTTATTATGAACTAAAATGTTAACAAAAGTTGACTAAAAAATTGATTTATTAAATTTCTTTTCATATTTAGTATTAAATTTATATAACCAAATGGGATATTTAAAATTAATTCTAGGACCAATGTTTTCTGGTAAATCTACCAAACTACTTGAACTAATTCGTAAATATAAAATTATTAATTATAAAGTAATGATTTTAAAACATTCTATTGATAAAAGATATTCAGATGCTGATGAAATTGTATCACATAATAAAGATACAGAACCTTGTATATGTATATCAAATCTATTTAATGTATTTACTGATGAAAGATTTTATGATCAATATAATGATTCAAAAGTGATTTTTATTGAAGAAGGACAATTTTTTATAGATCTTTATGATTTTGCTAAGAAGGCTCTAGCTGATAATAAAACTATTTTTGTTGTTGGATTAAATGGTGACAGTAATCAAATGAATTTTGGTGATATTCATAAATTGTTACCACTTTGTGATGATATTGAATTACTCAAAGCTTGCTGTAAAATTTGTATGGATGAAACTCCTGCATTATTTAGTAAAAGATTAATTCAAAATGAAGGACAAGTTTGTGTAGGAGGTGGAGATGAATATATACCTGTTTGTAGAGATCATTTTTAATTTATATTACTATTTTTATAATTTCTTCTAAATCACTCATTCTTAATATTTCTGTTATACCATTATCAAGTATTACTGATATCCAAGAGTCATTATCATATGGTGAATTTGGAATATCAATTAATACCTCATCAATTACACATAATGTATTATTATATATTCTATATGATCCTGGCGGATCTCTCCAAAAAAGTTTATCACCTCTATGATATTCTGAATAAAGTGCATCATAAAAAGATTTTACTAAAGCATAATCACCATTCTTTGCTTTAACTCTATATTTATCGCCTTTTTTTAAATTAATTAATTGATTCATATATTATTAATATATTTGTGTTTAAATTATTCAATATAAATGTGATTTATATTATATAGTCTATAATATGAAACTTATTTCTTATGATGTAGGTATTAAAAATTTAGCATATTGTATTTGTGATGAAAAAATGACAATTATACAATGGGATGTAATTGATTTATTAAATATTAATAATAAATGTTCATTTTGTGATAACAATGCTGATCTATTATTTTATAAATATAAACTATGTAAGGAACATAAAAAAAAAGTTGAAGAATTGAAAGAGCCGAGTACAGAGAAAGTAAATAAAGATGACAAATGTGTTGTTTGTCAAAAAGCTGCCAAATGTAAAATAGGTGATAAAAATTTATGTAATGTTCATAGAAAGTCTTTTGAAAATAAAAATTATAAAATAAAAGAAACAAATGTAACATGTGATAAAATAAGTACTGCACAATTTAAATATAATCTTATTACTGCACTTGATTTATTACCTGAATTATCAGATGTTGATATAGTTTTAATTGAAAATCAACCATCATTTAAGAATCCAAAAATGAAAGCTATTGCTGATACATTATGTGCATATTATTTAATAAGAGGAGTGGTGGATAAAAAAAGATTTGAATTAGGAGATATACATTTAATTGCACCAAGTATGAAATTAAAACTATCTCCAGTCGAAGGTATGGAAGATGAAAAAGTATTAAAACTTGATTTAAAGAAGAAGAAAGTTGTTAAAAAAGTGGAAGAAAAAGTAAAAGAGAAAATAGAAGGAGAAGAAAAAATAGAAGAAAAACCAGGTAAAATGACATATAAACAAGGTAAAGATTTTGCAATAAGAAAATGTTTAACATTAATAGACGATACTCATAAAGAGTTTTTAAAATCACATAAAAAGAAAGATGATTTATGTGATTGTTACTTACAAGCATATCATTATTTAACTAAAATAAAGAAAACTATTATTGTATAAATTAACTAATTAAAATTTAACTTTGAATATAACCTTCAAAAAATTGATATTTATATAAACTATTTATATATCATATAAATATATACAAAATGCTAAATACTATTAATACACCTGAAATTGTTAATGATGAATATGATAATTTACCAATTTTAATTTCATTTACTGATAATACCGAAGATCAATATGATATCATGCCTTCTCTCATTCCAATTGATAGTGCTGAAGATGATGATGAATATGGTGACATGCCTCCACTCATTCCAATTGATAGTGTTGAAGTTGAAGATGATGATGAATACGATGACATGCCTCAACTCATTCCAATTGATAATGTTGAAGATGAATATGCTGATATGCCTAATCTTATTTCATATGATGAATTGTCATATACATATACCTATACATATACCTATTAATTATTTGATTTATAAAAAATAATTGAATATAATAGTTTCTATTTTATAGATTATATATTATAAAATAAATGATTAAATACGGAATAGGATACTTTGAGTTGATTGAATATGAAGATTTCAATGAAAATAATACAAATAAGCCAATAGAAGATACTGAACCATCTCCACCCATTGATGAATATGATGATATGCCTGAATTAGTATACATAGATGATTCTAAAGAAGAAACAGAAAATTATGGATACAGTTATTTTTCTACAAATGAATCTAATAATAATAATAAAATATATTCTGATAATGGTAATTTGGTTAAAGATAATATATCTATTATTGTTTCGGAAATGTTAAACATTCAAAGTTATATTAATCAATCAGATAATAAAAAATATAATTCAGATAATGATGAAAGTGAAAGTGATAATGAAATAATTAATGAGATAAGAAATTTATATAAGTTAAAAAATTGAAATTTATTTATTTATGCTATTATAACTTTATAAAATAATATAAAATGTCTATTTCAAATGATATTGTTACGTATAGTCCTGGTGTTAATCAGGAAAATTTTATGAAGGTACTTGCTAGTCCACAATTTAATGATTGGAAAGATAAGCAAGATTCTGCATTTACATATCATAATGTTAATGTAGATGCAATTACTATGTTTGGTCCAAACCCTGGTCTAATTCATATTACAACAGATGTAACATTCAATGGCATGCGTTGTAAGCGTGTAGTATTTATCCGTGGAGGCGCAGTTGCCGTTCTTCTAAAGATTAAGTCAAAACTTGATGGTAATGTATATGTAGTTTATGTACGCCAACCACGTAATGCGGTTGGCGTACGTGATCTCATTGAAATTCCAGCTGGTATGCTTGATGGTCTTACAGGAACACTAAAGGCAAATGGTGTTGCAGTAAAAGAAATCAAAGAGGAAACTGGAATTGATATCCAAAAAGATGACCTTGTTTTTCTTGCATCTGGATTTCCCTCAGCTGGTGGATGTGATGAACTCATTAGTATCTATGAAGTAAATCTACTTGCAGATGATTCGTTCATTCAAGATCTAATTGGAAAGAAGACTGGTGAACTTGGATCAGATGAACAAATTACTGTTGGAATTGCCGAATACGAAGACTTCAAAACTATGCTACTAGATGGACGCTGTCGTGATTTCAAAGCTATGTCAGCAATTATGCTTTCTGAAACTGTTGAATTTCGTAATCAATCTAGATCACCACGTGATATTACTCCGACAGTAGTTGTAAATCCTCATGTACGATTTCCAGTACCAAATCGTACTTTAAGTTTTTCATCACCTCCGTAAAATCAGAATTAATATAATAATATTTTATTATCTTTATTCTTTTAATTTTAATTTTAATAAATGATTTAAACTGTTTGCAGTTCTTGATAATGGTTTAGATCTTTTTACTTTATAATCAACATGATTTTGAAATTTAACTACTTTTTGTTTATATTCCTCTTCTATATATAATTTATGAGGTTTAGATGGTGGATATACTAATATAGATGTCTTATCTAAAATCTTAAAATCTTTTCTAAATTCATCAATTGTTTGATGTCCTCCAAATATTTTTAATGCTTGTCTAGGATTAGCTGGTTTAATAAATGAATCATCATTTGTTAATTTTCTTTTCAAAGATAATAATAAACAATTTTTCTCTTCTGTTTTATTATCGGTATGCTCTAAATTATAAGCTTTAGAACAATTAAATGAACAAAAATAACCATATGTATGATATAAATTTTCTTTAAAATTATCTGGTAAACCAATTGGTTTATTATCAAATCCATGACAGCACCACCAACAGTGAACATTGTCTACATTTCCACTAGTCATATCAAAACATAATTCATTTAATCTATCAAATTTTATATTATCATATAATAGTCTTTCTAATTCTTCTATTTTTGATCTAAGTTTAAAAACCAAATCACCGTCCTGTTTTTTTATAGTTTTATGATTATCTTGATCTATTTCAGTAGAGCATTCAGAAGTATGTGACATAATATTTTTTAAATCGTGCATTATAGATGTATTTGATTTTATGGGATTTATCTTCTCAATAAAACTTTCAGTAATATCATTTAAATCTTTAGTATCATTAAGAGACAATGGTAAATATGCAATAATACATTCATTATCTGTATCTATATTTTTTACAGTTCCTTTTTCCATCTGAAAGATTTTACCAGTTGGCTTTCTTCCACGTTTTTTAGGTATTTTTACTTCAGTTGATTTAATATTTGATTGTTCCATAATTATTTATAATGATTTCTTTTTATATAATAATTATATAAAGTTATAATATATGCTCACCGGAGAATTAATATTACATAGATTTAAAAACATTTGTAAAAGTCTTAATAGATCAACATTAAAAAATATATTTGAAGATATTAAAAATAATAAAGAATTTTCAGATTTAGATTCTGAACAAAAAAAAGTTTTAGTAGAAACAATTACTAATTTTTCAAAACTATGTGAAAAATTAAATCTAAGTAGACAAAAAACCATAGATAGATTAGAAATAAAGACTTCTGATGAAAATAATTTAAGTGAATTAAAAAAAACATTACAGTATTTAGTTGGTGGTAGAGGTATGAAAGTACCGTCTACTAAATTACCAAAAGCACCATCTAAAAAATTATCAAAGAAATCTTCTAAGAAATCAAAAAAATCTTCTAAGAAATCAAAAAAATCCTCTAAGAAATCTTCCAAGAAATCCTCTAAAAAATCATCCAAGAAATCAAAAAAATCATCTAAGAAATCCTCTAAGAAATCATCTAAAAAATCATCTAAGAAATCATCTAAAAAATCATCTAAGAAATCATCTAAAGAATCATCTAAAAAATCTAAGAAATCCAAAAAAGATAAAGCAGATACATCTAATGATGAAAGTGATAATAATGAAACTAGTGATGAATATAATGAAATATCAATGACTACTAGTTCATTTGCTAAATCAGCACTTGCTGCAAGAAGGAAAGAAATTGAAAAAAATAAGCAAAAAGATCGCATTAGACAAATGCGCCGTATAGCAGATATAGAACAAAAAAGAAGAGATAGAATAGAACAAAGAAAGGATGAAAAAGATCAAAAAGAAGAAGAAAAGAAAAGATCATTAAAATTACAAGCAATGGAAAGAAAACAAGAAGCAGAAAATTCAAGTATATCTGAATTTGAAGAACAATTAAAAGAAAAAGAATCTAAACAAAGAGAGCTAGCACAAAAACGTGAAGAAATAAATGATAAATTAGAAAAATTACAAGATAAAATTAATAGTCCATTATCAGCAACATCTACAGATAATACATTAATTAATATAAATGAAAAATCAGATCTTCGTGAAAGTAGTTATACACAAGATCATTCATCATATAATCCAAGTACAGTAGAACATTTTGCAACATCATCAGAAAATATAATTGCAAAGAAAAATATCAATAATAAATTATTAAAAATTAAACCTGAAAATAATAATTTTATTGCACAACTTTTTTCAAAAATTAACTTTTAATTACCATTAAATAATTTATAATTATTTAAATATAATTTTTAACGTATACGTTTAAGTATATTTACTTATTAGCGTCTAATATTCATTACATTTTTTTTACCTTTTGTAATATTTTTTACATTAGTACGTTTTTCAGAATCAACTGTTGATGCCATTAAGACACGTCTATCACTTGTATTTTCTTCAGTAACTGAACTTGTATCACTATTTTTTGGTAAGTTTTGTTTTAATTTATTTAAAATAGAATTTATATTTGATTTTGAAGCAGTAGGTATTTCTCTTGATGGTACTTTATTATCATTTGCACTTAATGACATTTTATTTCTCATATTATTATTTTCGGATTGCTGTTGTTCTGCCATTTTTTGTTGTGTAGTTTGCATTCTTTCCATTTCACGTCTTTGTGCATCCATTACTTTTTCCATTTGTTGTTTTTCTTGCATCATTTTTTGAAACATTGCATTTTGTTCTACAGCTTCCATTTTTTCTTTACTGGGAGCCATATTATTTATCTTTGTTTTTGTAACATTTTGAACATTTTCTCTTATTTTATTAAATAAATCCGGGTTATTTTCCTTTATCTTACTCATACCTGGAACATTAGATATACTATTTGCAGTTACGAATGCGCCTGCAGATCCTGCAAACATTAAGATTGCTCTTAATTCAACTGAATAACCATCAAATTTACTCTTATATTTATCATATAATTCACCAAAAATTTCATCATTTGAATTTGCATCTATTGCACTAAAATGTTCAGACCATCCATTTAAATCAAATCCAAATGGATCAAATGTTTTATTTAAATATTCTATACCCTTTGAACTATAAACAAAAGTTGATTTCCAAAATTCAATTCCATTTCTTCTTTTTTGAAAATTAGTATGAAATTCAATTTCAGCAGTCATTTCATTATAATCACTATTAATAGTATATTCTTTTGACAATGATATACCAAACTTTTCTTTAATATATTTTAATTGCATAAATTTTTCAAGTCTTTTTAATCTTTGTTGCTGAGGTGGTAGTTGTTCAAAAGGAATTTCATATACATTATTTTTAACTTCTTCTTTTTTTATGGATTTTTCACTATTCTTTGTTGTTTTAGATTCGTAACTATCAGAATATGAACCACCATCATCGCTTCCTTCAGAATTTTGTTTTTCAGTTTGTTGAAATTTAAGATTATTCATTTTGTTACCTTCTAAATTTAATGCATCAACAACATGTTCATCATCTTCACTTGTATGTTCATTAACTACTGTCATTTTTTGTGGTGGTAAGTCTTTTATTTTTGTATCATCCGCTAATAAATTTAAATATAAATCAGTATCAGTAGTAATAATTTTCTTAGGCTGAATATTAGACATTATAATGTTATATAGAAACTAAATATATTATATAAACGAATCATTCTTCTATATAAAAAATATAATATATATATTTTTAGAATATTTAGATTATTTTATATTTAATTTTATTAATTTTTAAATATATATAATTATATGTATTCAAATATAGAAGAGGCTTGGAAAATTTCAAATGATTTAGATAAATATAGAAATAATAATATACCAGCAACTAATGTAAAAAATGCAACTAATGAAATTACTGAAATAAATTTAAAAACTACAGAAAATAATAGATCTGATAAAATGAGTACACCAAGTAGTAGTATTTTTAAAACAGAGTTAAGAGATTTAAAGAAATTAGTAAAACAAGATGATGGTAAACAATGTCAAAAATTATTTAGTCATTTTCAAGTATGTCAAAAATGTAGAAATAAGATAGTTGAAAAATTTAGTTTAAATACTGCTGAACAACCATCAATTATGAAATTTACAGAAAATTTTATAGATTTTACTAAATATACCGATGTTTTAAATAATAAAAACTATAGTAATATCACTTCGATTATTTTATTTGGTTTACTTGTAATAATTATTTTATCAATGATTAGTAATGGAAAAAAATAAAATTGATTATAAAAATTTAGTTATAAGTGGAGGCGGATTTAACGGATATCAATTTTTTGGTATAATAAAATATTTAAATGAAAATAATTTATTAAATAATATAGATAATTTTATAGGTGTATCAATGGGAGCATTTATAAGTTTATTAATTATTATTGATTATAAGTATTCAGAAATAGATAATTTTTTAATCAAATTTAATTTTAATAAAATTTTTGATTTGAAATTTGAAAAAATTTTATTAGAAGAAAATGTTAGAGGATTATCAAATGGTGATAATTTCACTAAATTAATTAAAAAATTCTTAATTAATAAAGAATATAATGAAAATATTACATTACAAGAATTATATGAAAAAACAAAAAAGAAATTAACAATAGGAGTAACCAATTTAACATTAGATAAATTTGAATTAATTAATCATGAAAGATTTCCAGATATACCAGTTTATTTAGCATTAAGAATGAGTAGCTGCATTCCGCTATTTTTTGAACCAATTGAATATAACAATAATTTCTATGTAGATGGTGTAATTAAAGATAATTTTCCAATACAAATAATAAATGATGATGATTTAAAATACACAATTGGAATTGCTTTACAAACAAATAAAGATTCATATGATATTAAGGAAATGTCAACTGTAAGTTATATATTACATTTATATCGTTCAGCAGTAAATGAACCATTAAGAAATAAAATATTAAAATATAAAGAATTGTGTAAATTATTTATAGTTGAACCAAAAATGAATTCATTTAATTATGCAGTAAATGAGTCATTTAGAGAAGAGTTAATTAATTTAGGATATGAATATTGTAAAAATTGCTATAATTAAATAAATAGTTTTTAATTAAATCTATTTTTTTCAAAATCAAAATCGGAATTATTGAATTTTGGTAATTCTTTTGTTTTTGGTTCTGGTAACTTAAGATTGTTATATTGATTTTGATATGATTTCATTCTATCTTCTATACTCATTCCAGTATCAACAAAATCTTTATCAGAAACTTCCATTAAACTAAATGCATTATCTAATGATGAGAAATTATCAATTGCATTATATTCTATAATTTCAGTATTTTTATTATTACCTTTATTTCTCATAGAATCAAAAAGATTATTAAATTTATCAAGATACTCTTGTTTTACTTCCTTATTTGATGCATTCATTAATTCATCAAAATTTTCTATACGTTCTATCTCAAATGTTTTCTTTAAATTTTTCTTTGTGTTTTCTCTAATTTCTTCAGCTAATTTCTCATTATCTTCATTCATTTTTTTCTTTTCAGCAATAAATGTTTTCTTAGCAATATCTTTATCACCGTAATTGAATTCAAATGAGTCAAACTGTTTTTTAAGATCAAAGATTTGATTTGAATCTAGATGTTCTTTACGAGATTTATCATATATTTTTCTTGTTTCATCATTTGATAAAATATCATATGCAATATTTACTAAATTAAAATGTCCCTGTAATGTTTGTTTTTCTTCATCTGAAAGTTCATTTGAATTTAAATACTTATCAGGATGAAATTTAATTGCTAATTTTTTATATTTTTTTTTAATATCATTTGTTGTTGCATCATCTGTTAATTCTAATGTTTCATATAAGTTATACTTTACATAGACTTGAATTAAATCCATTATATTACAATATTATTATTATATATTTATATTATAAATGAAATACAATTTTTCAAATATTAAAGATTTTAAAATAATGTATATAACAACGTCTATCGGTGCAATATCTTTAGTTATAGGTGAAAAATTTGGATTAAATAAAGCACTAAATTCAAAAACTGATACTAATCAAATAATTAGATCAAATTTTTATATATATAGTTTTATTTTATCTCAATATGGTGGTACATCACATATTAAGTGTGATAATGTTCATCATTATTTTTTAAAATTAAATGAAATCTTATATGATAATTTTGATAATAAAGAAAAAGTACAAAATGAATTTGACAAAATAATTAAAAACTATGAAAAATCAAAATTATATATTGACCCTTTTAATGTAAATACTATCAAATTATTAACTAATATTGGTAAGAAAAATCAATATTATAATTTATTATTTTTATCAGTACCTTTTGGTTTAAAAATTAAAGATAAAAATAAATTAATTAAAGAATTAAAAGAATATATTGAAAGATATACAACTGATTCAAATCATATATTAGCAACAATTACATGTGGACTATTTATTAATTATGCACTAAATGATATATCTATGGCAAAATGGATTGAGTTAATAAGTGAAGATTTAAAAGATGTAGATAATAGTGAAAAATATATAGATTACTTGAATAATTACTACGAAAATAATTTTAGAAAAGATACATATTTAGAAAAACAAATAGAATATATAGTTGATAATAGAAATAAAACATTTTTAGAAAATTATTGCGATAAAAATAATAGATTATTAACAGAAAAACCTGAAGAAAATGTATTATTAATATTTGATGTTTTACTAAGATGTAGAGAAAATTGGGAAAAATTAATATTATTTGGATTAACCAACTTTAATGATAATATATCAATTGGATTGGTACTTGGAGTTTTATACGAAATAGTATTTAGTACAAAGCAGGTAAATAAAAACTTAATAAAAAGATTTAGTTTTTAAAATGCAAAAATAATTTTTTATTATATAATAATATATAATATAGAATGCCCCCAATTAAAGTAAACTTATCAGGTAAAACCTCTTCTTTTTCTCAAGTTCCTCTTTCTAATGCAGAAGCAGAACAACTATTTACTCACATGATCAAAAATGAGAAAGATGCTGCAAATGCAATTTTAACTAGAATTATTGGTAGTGCAGCACCTCGTAATGTACACGATTTTGTTCATTCATTTAGTGAAGCAAATCAAGTTAAATTATATGAATCATTTGAAGATCCTAGTGCTCCCACTCAAACTTTAAAATCTGTTTCAGATTTAATCAAACTTTTAGAAGGTGATTCCACCGAAGCTAAAGCAATCAGAGTTTTTTTAGCCACTAATGGAGCAGTAGAAGCATCTTTTAAAGCTCAACCTTTAGAAGTAAATCCCAATCATGGTTTAAATTTACTCCTAGCTAACCCCATGGTTGCTGCCGTTGTAATGGAACAACGCAAAAGACAATCTGAATTAGCATATGCAAGAGTAGCTCAACCTGCAAATATGTTTGGCATGCCAGTTCCTTTTAATGGTCACCAAGTAACAGTTCAATTAATGAGAGGAGGAAACCAAGATAATTTAAACCCCGAATTCCCTATTGAAATGAGAGGATCTGGTTATTCAATTGCTCACATGAGAGGAGGACAATTTCCTCTTATGTTAGGAACTCTTGGGTCTCCTACATCATGGAGACCTGTAAGCGATAGTTCTTTTATCTCTGCCTCATTAAAAGCTGCTCTTGCATCTTTAGAACAATCTTTAGATGCTAAGGGTGCAACTTTAGCAGATGCAACTAGAGCTCAAATAGCTAATTTAATTACCGAATTAGAAGCAGCTGAAAAAAAGGTTAAAGATGCTCGTAATGAATTAAATACCTTTAACAATGCAATTGCAACTGGAAATGCAAATGTTAAAGATAAAAAGGACATTACTTCTGCAACTATAACTAGTTCTGTTGAAGCCTATAACATGGCAATGAAATCCAGACAAAAACTTGAAAACAAGCTCTTCCGTGTAGTTATCGCTCTTGGAGGAAAAGTTACAGCAACATATTAAAAAATTGATTTATATAAATTTTATTCTATAAACCTATAATGGTATATAAAATGAATACTCTTAATATCCAACTTGTAGATAATAATTTATCTCAATATTATAAAGAACGAACCAATTTTGCAACAGATAGTGGATATGATTTATATTGTCCTGAAACATTTGTAGTTCCACCTAATGCTCTTGGATTTACAATTGATTTTAAAATTAGAGCTTCTCCTCAATTTGAAAAAGTAAGTGGATATTCTCTTGAGCCTAGATCAAGTATTTCAAAAACTCCACTTAGAATGTCAAATAGTAGAGGTATTATTGACCATGGTTATCGTGGTAATATTATGGCAAAAGTAGATAATAGAACCAATGAACCTTTTGAAGTAAAAGCCGGTGAACGTCTTTTTCAACTTTGTATGCCAACACTTGAACCATTTAATGTAGTATTTAAAGATACATTAGATGAAACAGAAAGAGGTACTGGTGGATTTGGATCCACTGGTAAATAATTTTTTTATATTTAAAATACTAATTCAATAACTCCATTAGTAATTTTTAATATATTATAACTTAGTGCATAAACTCTTGCTTTTGCAGGATTATAATAACTAACTAAATTATCAACAACTAAAGATAATGTAATGTCGTCAATTTTTGAAAAATTACATGCACCACTAGGTTGATATTCTTCTGCATTAACTGCAAATGAATATATATTTATACCAATTGATGATGCATTTGAGAAATTTTGATAATTTGCAACCAATGAATAATAATCAGCTGATCTTGGAGTAATTCTATCTTTACTATTCATTAAAAAAGATATATTATGAATAAGATTTGTTCCGATTTTTTTATCAATATTATTTGTATAATTAAATAAATCTTTTAAATTTGATTCTGCAATATAATCATATTGAGCTACAAAATATATTGCTTTTGTAGGATTATTATATAATACATTAATTTTATTACTATTATTAATTAATATTTTTTCATTATCAAATTGCAGTTGTTCTACAAGATATTCATGATTTGATCTTGCAAATTTTAATCTCTCACTATTGTCTAAAAATATGTAATCAACATATAAAAATGTTGATCCTAATGTTATAGTATCAAAATTATAACAACTTTTTATTTTAGCAAGATAATTTACTTCACTTCCATTTGACATTACAGTATATTTTGAAATGGTACCAATGATTGGAATTCCTGAAACAAATGAAGTTGTATTACTTATTTTTATATAATATAATCTATTAGTATTTTCATCATATCTAATAAATTTTCCATATACGTTTGTATTATTTATAGTTTGAACTAATATTTCATTAGGATTAAAATTAACAACATTTTCATTAATAGTTATATAATTTGTTGGTCCAACTATTAATATATCTAATAAATTATTAAATTCAACATTAATTTTTACATCAGTATACTCTAATGCAATTAGTGGAATTGCTAATCCACTATATTTACAAAAATAAAATGGTATTGGAATATGCAATAAATATGATCCTTTTCCATTATTATATGATTTTAATTGTGGAATATTACCAATCATTTTATCCAATGCATGTTTATTAGTTTTTTGTGTTAGTTCATACCATATATTCAACCAATCTCCATATAGTTTATCTATAATTTTTCCTCCCATTTCAAATTCTATAGTTTTAATTATAGCAAATCCAATCTTTTCTACCCAAGCAGTTATTGTATTATTTTGTAATGTAGGATCTTGATTTATGTAATTAGTATCTATAATCTTTGGTAGATTTGGTAATGTTATACACAAATATATTTTACCCATTAAATCTCCCTGTTTTGATATATTACATGTATATCTTCCTCCAAAGTTTGGCTTATTTTGGAAAAATTGGGGAATAGATTCAAATGAAAAATTTGTGTGTCTCTTATATACCATTTTAAAATATGTAATTGTTGGTTCATCTGTTAAGAGCATATCTTGTAACCCATATCCTGCTAGTTGAATTAAACCACCTCCCATTCTTTACTTAATATATTATTTTATTTAATATTATTAAACAAATTAATATTTAAAATTAAATTGTATCAAATCCTAATCCTCCATAACCACTCATTATTCTTAATAAATTATATGATACAGTCATTATTCTTACTTTGATTTCTTGATCTGGAATTGGATTAAAGTCTAATAATAAGTTAATATCATTTAGAAAACTAAAATTAATACTTCCAGAAGGTTGTGTCTGTAATGGATATAATCCAAAATTATATACATTTATTCCTCTAGTATCGGAATTATTAAAATATGTATAAGGTCTAATTAATTGTGTTTCATCAGAATCTGCTGAAAATCGAGTATGTCCATTTACTTTTAATTCTGAATTTGCAATTAATGGTTTTGATTTTGGTAACACAATATTTTTAAGTTTATATTTTATATCTGGTGCAAAATTTGAAAATGGCATCCTTATTATATCAGATTCTTTAAATACTATATTATTTATAGTATTTCTACTTAACAAACTTTTTATTAAAAATTTTAAAGAATCTTTTGCTTCAGTTAAATATGGATTTTCAACTTCATCACCAGCTCTATATTTATCAATATTTATAAAGTATTTATCTAAAGTATAATTGTAATATTGTTTATTAATTATATTATTTAGTGTTTGAGCATACCAAAACATAACTTTTGTAGGATTTTTAAAATTTAATTTAATTGTATTTGTTATATTTAGTGCTGATGAAGTAAATGTTGAATATTGTACTTGTTCTATTAAATATTCATGTTTAGATTCAGCAAATCTTAATCTTTCATCCATATCTAATAATATATAATCAAGCATTAAATTCATTTTCATTTTTGATAATTTTGTAACTGTTGTGTTATTTGTTGTAGTTAATAATTTATCTAAACTCTTTAATTTTAATCTAAGATATAATTTATTATATAATAATGCTATTAAAGGTACAGCGCAGGCATGATTTTGTCTATATCTATTAAAATAAAATGGTATATCAATATATAATGTATAAATACCTAATTGAGATTGCTTAATTACTAATTTTTTATCTTGACCTATCATTTTTGCAAGAGCCTTTCTTAATTCTGATTTACCTCCAATTTCATTTCTAATATTCATAAAATCATCTTCTATTCTTTCAATTATTTGATTACCAATACAGAACTCAAAGAAATCTGAAAAATAGAAGCCTAATTTTTCTATCCAAGATACTAATGGTTTTTCTGGTCTTAATTTTTCAATTGCAACTAATTTATTTGTTACATTGTAATTTAATATTGCACCATAAGTTTGTTTTATTTCTGCTAATACATTATCATATAATCTTGTTTTTTCATCATAAAGATCCTCTTTTCGGTTATTTATATCAATCACGCGATTTAATATTAATACATTTGGATTTTTTCCACTTTGATAATCAGCAAAGTTATAACTTGCAACTGAATAATCAGTTGGATATAACTCATTTGATATTTTTGTATTTCCAATATATAAGTTTGCTAAATTTAATGATTCATAATTGAATTTACCAGAATTAGTTATATTAAAAAATAAACCAACAATTTCATTAAAATAATAAAATCTATCATTTGTGTTAAATGGAATATAATTTGTTTTTTCAATCAATTTTTCTACTTTTTCATGGAATATATTTGAATCTGAATTAAATATTGAACCAAAATTCATTAGTTTATATCTAATATAATTTGTATCATATTTTAATGGATTTGTTATGAAATCGAATGAATCTTTAATATTAAAATTATCTTTATATTTATCAAT